ATGCAACGCAATCCGGGTTTCCTGATCCTGTATTCGTTCATCAAGGATGCGCTGCTGCAGAAGGTGGGGGTGGTGAAGGCCTGGTGGGAAACGCGCGAGGAGGAACAGCGCGAGACCTATCTCGACCAGACCGACGACGCCTTTGCGTTGCTGGCGCAGGCTGTGCTCCAAAGCAACGGCGCGCTCGCCATCGAGGCGCATACGCGCAAGGAAAATCCCGGGCCGGTCAATCCGGCCACCGGCAAGCCGACGATTGTCGTCACCCATGACATCACCATCGTCACCACCCACAAGTTCGAGCAGGCGCGCGTTGAGGGTGTCCCTCCCGAGGAGTTCGGCATCGAGCGCAACGCGCGCTCAATCGCGTCCAGCAACTACTGCTTCCACAAGATTGTGACGCTCACGGAAGCCAAGCTGATCGAGCAGGGCTATGACGCGGCGCAGATCAAGGCGCTGCAGACCTATGGCAACACGTCCAACACCGAGGAACTGAGCCGCGACAGCGTGGATGAGGAATACTGGGCCGACAGCAGCACCAATTCCAGTCGCGTGTCATCGAGGTGGTCGAGCACTACATCCGCATGGACTACGAGGGCAACGGCAAGGTTGGCCTCTACAAGGTGACGACCGGCGGCGGCCAAGAAGAAATTCTCCTGAAAGACGGCCGTGACGACATCGAGCAGGTGGACATGATGCCGTTCGCGGCCATGACGCCGGTGATCATCACGCATCGTTTCTTTGGCCGCTCCATCGCCGACCTCGTGATGGACATCCAGAAGATCAAGACCGCGCTGGTGCGTGCGATGCTCGATGCGCAGTATCTGGCGAACAATCCGCGCACCATCGTCTATGAGGGCCTCGCCAGCGAGAACACCATCGACGATCTGCTGGTGGCGCGTCCGGGCGGCATTATCCGCGCCAAGAACCAGGGCGCGGTGGAGCCGTTCAAGCATCCGGCCATCGCCGGCGATGTGCTGCCGGTAATCGAATACATGGATGCCACGCGCGAATGGCGGACCGGCGTCACGCGGCAAGGGCAGGGCATCGACGCCAACTCCTTGCAGAACGTGTCGGCGACGGCCTCCGCGCAGGGCTATACCGCAGCGCAAGCCCGCATGAAGCTGATCGCGCGCATCTTCGCCGAGACCGGCATTCGCGATCTCTTTCTGCTGCTGCATGGGATCATCCGCAAGCACGCCACCCAGATCGACACGGTCGAGCTGCGCAAACAGTGGGTGCCGATCGATCCGCGCGGCTGGACAACCCGCAACGACATGACCGTCAAGGTCGGCCTCGGCTCCGGCACGCGGCAGGAGCGCGCGGCGAACCTGACGCTGCTGATGAACCTGCAGAAGGAAGCGATGATGGGCGGCCTGCCGGTGGTCACACCCAAGAACATTTTCAATGCGGCGAAGGAGTTCTGCAAGGTCATCGACCTGAAGGACGTCGGGCCGTACATGACCGATCCGGATTCACCTGAAGGCTAGGCGATGGCGCAGGCCACGTCGCAGAAGCCCGATCCGGTGATGGCCGGATTGCAGATGAAAGCCGCGCTGGACGAGAAGGCCGATCAGCGCAAGACGCAGATCGAGACCGTGCAGGCGCAGGCGGATATCCAGACCCAGCGCGACAAGACGCACGCCGAGACGGTGCAGACCGAGCGCGACTTCGAGCTGAAGCGCGAACTGGCTCGGCTGGAGGCCGAACTCGAACGTGAGAAATTCAGCCGCGAGGAAGCGCGGAAGGACCGCGAGCACGAGCAGCGGATGGAGCAAGCCCGCCAGATGCATGACCATGCCATGGCGCAGGGGCATTTCAATCTCGCAGCCGGCGCGCAGGCGCATCAGACAAAAATGGAGCGTTCGCGCACCAAGCCGAACGGGATCGATCAATGATTGATGAACTGAAGGCCAACAACGAGATGTCGCGCGGCGCGCGTGCAACGGCGCTGCTCGACAATGAATTGCTGAGGCCTTCACCGCGCTGGAGGCCGCCTATGTGGAGCGCTGGCGCGCAACGCATATCGATGACGAGCGCGGGCGCGAAAAGTTGTTCATCGCGGTGAATGTGGTGGGCAAGGTGCGCACGCATCTTTCTACCGTCATCGCCAACGGCCACGTTGCGGCAAAGCAGCTCGACGAGCTGGCGCGCGATGCCGAGCGCAGGAAGCGGTTTGGTATCGTCTGACGGCACGAGATATTTCCGTAGGTGCCTGTGATGGCTGCCGCGATCACGAGATTAGCCGATAAGGCTGACACCGCCCCTCTGAGTCCTCTTATATAAAGAGACGCTCTCGATAGAGGCTCCCGGTGAGACGCAGGACAACGGCCCGGCCGAACAGTGCCGGGCATGACAGCAAGGCCATAGCGATCGTTCGCCTGAGTCACAACGAGGCCGCTCGCGGCATGAAGTCATTCTGACCGTATGCAGGTGAGGCGGCCCGGCGTCGCGCAGCTCTAGATTTTTGTTTGACGCGATTTCTTCACGCGAACCGGTAACCACTTCGCTTGAAAACGCTTTAGCGCCGCGAACGCGAACAGTCCAAGCACTTCAACGTCTCAACCCAAGCGCCGGCAGCTCAGTAGCGCATTCGTGCGCGCGGAGCACGAGATGAAGTATCAAGTTTCAATTACCTCGTGTTTACGGCGTGATTTTCCGGAACTGGCGTGCACGTGAAGCAGTGATACCATCCGAGCACATTAGCAAACGTCCTAAGCACCGGACCATTTGGTTCCAGGCTCTTGCCGACCCCGGGGAGATAATTCTGAACAAAGCCACGTTTTTCATACCGCTTGACGACGAAGCCTGCACTGGAAAGAAGCTTCTCTACCTCAGCTTTTGATCTGATTTTGATCGTGACCGGGGTCCCGAGATGAGAGAGCTCAGCAACGTGACTGCGCCAATCATCGAATGAGTTCTTCATTTGATTCCTGACGATCCATGTCGCGAACAAGTAAGCATTGAAGAAGCTGTATTTCGAATAGACCCCGATTCGCAGTTCTCCATCTGGTTTGAGAAGGGTACGAAGCCTGTCGAGGTAATCGTGCTCGTGCGCAATGTGATGGAGCACGCCGAACGAATAAATCACGTCGAACTTGCCACTCAACTCAGTTGAGAGAAGATCGCCGTGCTTTAAATCTTCAACCTTAGAATTAAGTCCTTCAAGTTCGACGTATTGGCGCGTGAGATCGAGGTGATTCTGGGTGATGTCCAATCCAGTATAGATCGCGCCGTGCTTCATCATTTCGACGGCATCAATCCCGTTGCCGACACCGATCTCAAGAACACGCTTGCCACCAAGAGATGCGAAGTTGAAAGTTTGCGGGATGAAGGGTGTTTCGTACCCATATCGGTAAGATCTGATACGCTGGAAATACGCAAGTGAGCCTTTGTCGGCGCCCTTCGCTCGATCGTTCCCGACAGCTTTGTCCTCCCAAAGCAATCGGGCTGCGTCGTTACTTTCTTGTGCCGAACTGCACATCATGGGCTCCTCTTGTGTCTCTACCTATGGCCTCAGTCCATGACGGCGGCGGTTTGATCTTTCGCCAATGCCACGGACGTTGGTCCGGGGAGTAAGTCGGGTCAGCCCAGCGCGAACCGCTGCGGTGGCCTTCGATCATCAAGTACAAGCCGAGCTTTGGCGTATACCTTTGGAAGAGGCTTCTTGGCCACACGCGCCGTGCTATGGTGATTAGCGTTCCTTGGTGGCGTTGACCGGCTTTGCTGTCAAGAAGGTCGCTGTGACAGAGCTTTATTTTTGTTTTGATGCTATCGAAGCCGGCTCTCTTGCAGAGCGAGACGGCTTCGTGAACGGTGTAGGCTTTAGTTCCTGGGCTTTCGAGATATCGCGAGAGTGTTTCTGAAAGAGACAGGCGCTGCGGTAATCCGTATCTGAGCCAAAGCATTAAGCCGGTCAACGACCATTTGTGATAGATCATGATCCGGGCGACGCCATCACGGGCGAGAACTCGGTAAGCTTCGTTGAACGCCTTTTGCGTGTCCGGCGAGTGGTGGAGAACGCCCCAACTGTAAACGATGTCAAAGGTGAGGTCCGGGAACGGCAGCGCCTCTGCGTCGGCTTGTTGTAATTCAGAGCTTAGCCCGGTCAGTTCAAAGCGTTTAGACGTGAGATTAATCGCGCGTTGGGTGAGGTCGATGCCGCAAAGTCGTGATGGTTTGGCTCGCGCCCACATTTCGTGGTCCGCACCCATTCCAACGCCGATCTCTAGGATAGATTTTCCGGCCCCCTCCGTAAAACGAGCGAAATCCAAAATGTAGGGTTCTAGCGAGTAGCGGGTCTCTGCCTGCGCCGCCAAGCGTGTCCGATCGTCGGATCCTAGGGCATAGGCCTGTTCGCCACACGCTGCGGTATCCCAAAACCGTCTGACGTCTTCTTTTGTGCCTTCCTGGTTCATTGCGGGAGCCTCCCGTCTGCTGAAACACTAAAGCATGCACAGGGTGCTCAGCCTGACGCGGTCGGGCGGCTTTTCTATGCCCATTTCCATATAGAATGGGGTGGCTACTGTTTTGCGAGCGCGAAACGCCGCGCGCTGGCGGCTGCAATCTGATGCGCTTCGGGTCCGGTCTCGGTACGACTGGCGCCGCTGGCCCGGCAGCTTACCTTGTGCACTCTGAGACGGCCACCTAGCCCTGAAATCTGAACCTGCGCCAAGGAGAGAGGATGCCAAGTTCTGGAGCCTTTTCCTCCAATTTCGACCAGGAGGCTTTTGACGTCGGGATGTTCGACGACATCCCGGAGCAGGAGGAGTTGACAGAAAGATCAAAGCAGCCCGAGATATGGACGCCGAAGATCTCTCAAAATGAGATATGGACCATGGCCAGGGATGACTGGACGTGAAGCGCA